ATATAATAGTTTGCTCTAGGAGCGTAAATAATAATTATTTCTTTACGCCGGCGTTAACAAAACCATACATCTTTTCAGCTGTTTCAAGAACTTTGTCTAAGCCTGGAAACTGTGGCATCTCAACTGATGTAACAACTTGACCAGTCTTGCTGTCACGTTCTGCTTTTAATTCCCAACCTTGGAAAGCAACACGGTATTCAGTTTCAACTAAATCCTTAGCCATTGCTAAGATATCTGTACGGATTTCATAGCCGTTCTTATTAAATTTAACTTCTGGTAATTTTGGTGTAAATTCAGACATTTTATTCTCCTTGTGTGTTTGTGTCTGTAGCCTCGGCAACTTTTGCCTTAGAAGTCTTTCGGGCTTTGACTTCTGTTTTTTCTTCCTGAACTTGTTCAGTCTTTGGAAAGAAATAACTTGAAATGGAATTTGTGCTGTATGTAGCAACATCCAATGTGTTTTGAATCATTGATTTAGCAAACGCTGTCTGAGCATCAATGTAGCGATGGGCAACTTTGTTTAGTGTGCCGTCTGTAATAATTTGATTAGTAACAATTTTCTTAGTTGTTTGAAAACTGTCAATGTAAAAGTCTGGTGCGAACATAATAATCTCCTGTGTGTAATGTGTATATTATATATCTCTTTTGTAGTAAAAGCAAGGTATTACGGATGAACTTCCCAGCCTTCACGTTTCCATCTTAGCAACATTAAAACAATATCTATCATTTTAATACCTCATAAATTAAGATTGTGGCAAGTAAAGCCCACACAATTTTATCGCCTAACTTAGTACCAGTTTCTGTTGTGGGAGTTTTTTCTGTACTCATAAATCGCCTCCGACCAACTGATAATTTCTTCATAGATACGATTCAATAGTTTTTTCATACAAGTCTCCCTTGAGAAGCTCTGTACTCAAACTCTTTTGTAAAGTGTTCTACATCTGCGGCATTTTGCGGGTATCTGGATGCGATATAACGATCCAACTCGCTTTGATAGTGTTGTTTTGGGAACATTTCAGCCAATCGCTCTAACAACCGAGCCATTTGCTCTGATACATATTTCATGTTATAATCTCCTGTATGTGTGTTAGAAACATATCATGGTTTCTACTGATATATTTATGTCTATCTATGCGGCACCGCAACAAATTATAAACTACCAATTAAAACGGTAAATATAGCAAAGGATCAGTATTAGAATGAGAAAAAGCACAAGATCAATTCTACAAGAACTTAGCGATTTAGGCGTTAATCGTAATAAAGACTTGGTTATTGAAAGCCGTGGTAGCAACTTGATTGAAAGTGCTATTAACCTCCTTTCTTTGATAAAAGAGCATTATGATATTGAAACAGCCGCAGAGCTAGAACGTCGTTTTATTAATGCTATCCGTACAGGCGAGCCTGCTAAATTCAAACGCGGTATAAAGCGTATCCAGGAAGATAAAGAATGAGTAAAAATGTAATATTCGCTGACACTGAAGAGTTTGATCAAAAGGATGCTCCAGGTATTAGTGCCGTTATAAACAAAACACTTAATCAGCTAGGCTTACAGGGCGTAGCTATTGGAAGTGCCCATACTCCTGTTCCCGGAAATCGTAGCGGAGACTTGGACTTACAAGTAGAATTATCCGATATTATTAAAAAGTTTGGAGTTACTCCTGATCCTGATGTTAAAAAAGATACAGTTGAAAGCGCCGCTCGTCGTGCTTTAGCTACAAGATTACAAGAAATAGGCTATGAAACAAAGCGAGCAGGCGTTAATGTATTTGTTCGTGTTCCATATCAAGGAAAGCATTATCAAGTAGACTTAGAGTGTATCTACAAAGTTAGTAAAGTAAGCAGATATCATCAACACAAGATTCCTAAAGGTAGTCCATACAAGGGCGTGGGCAAGCAATTAATGATTGCTAGCCTTGCTAAACAAATGGGCTATGTGTATAGTGCTTGGGAAGGATTATATGCTAGAACTCCTGAAAACAAAAAGGGAGAACTTGTAGCAGATGATTGGGATGAAATGGCTAAAGTTCTGTTAGGCCCTACAGCTACAGGCGATGACTTAGACAGCGTTGAATCTATTATGAACGCATTGCCACCCGATCAAGCACAAGCATTGTTAGCACACGTTAAACAAGATAAGAATTGGGTAGAACGTCCTCCTGTACAAGAATCTAAGTTTGTCGACTTTGGACGCACACCAAGATTAAAAGAAACAAGAGCATTGAATAAAATGCTATCAATAGCAGGACTAAGATGAGAGCACGAGAGTTTTTACGCGAAGCAGAAGCGGCCGCAACTAAAAAGCTAGGTCGTGCTTTTAACCATTTAGAAGATTTAGTATTCTTCCACGGTAGCAAAGGTACTATGGAAGCATTAGAACATTTGAAAGAAATAGGCACAGCAGAAGGTGCCAAATCTGTACGCATGAAGTGGGACGGCAATCCTCAGATCTATTGGGGTCGTGAAGTTGCTGGCGGACCACTTATCTTAGCAGGACACAACGGTTGGAGCCGCGGCGTTAAAACAGATAATCCTAAAGACTTAGCACAGTTTATTGCCCATGGTAGCGGCAGTCCTAAAACAGATGAAGAGAAGGCAGCACGTTTAGCATTTGCTCAACAGTTTGCTAGTTTGTATCCTTTGTTTGATAAAGCAACTCCTCGTGAATTCGAAGGGTTTGTTTATGCGGACGGTTTGTTTTTACAACGTCCAGAGTTAGATGCGAATGGTGTGTATAATTTCTCACCAAATCCAAAGAGCCAAACAACGTATCATGTACGCGGTGACAGCGAGTTGGGTTCGCGCATAGCGCAAGCGCAGGTTATGGTAGTAGGTCACGCTTACTTCCCTGAGTTTGGAATGGACGATAGTGACCAGCAACCATTAGACGACTTTAGTCAATTTAACGGCAATCCGCAGTTAATTGTACAAGGTCCTGTTTATAATAGCACACCTGTTACTATTGATGTTAACGCTGTACAAGAAGTAGAAAACTATCTAACACAACACGCACAAGAAATAGATGCGTTCTTACAAACAACGCCAGGCTTAGGCGACTTAAAAGATATATTGTATCGCTATGTAAATCAAACAGCTAAAGCTAAACAGTTAGATAGCTTAGGATCGCCACAGTTCTTTACATGGCTTAAGACTAGCAAAGTTAGTGCTAATAAACAAACTAAGATAGAACAGTTATCTCAGCAATATCAAAATAGTCTTGTAGCTATATTTGGTTTAGTTAAGATGATTATGAATCTTAAAGACAACATCATTGCTCAGATTGAAGCAGGACATGAAGGTGAGGTATGGGATACACATGGCGAAGGCCGTGTAAGATATGCGCCTTCAGGTAAACAGTTTGGCAATATTAAGTTAGTGCCAAGGAAACGTTGGACACCTACATAATGTTTACAGAAATGGAATTAGCCTTAATGGAAGGCGGGCATAGCGTAGAACCTAAACGTAAAGGTATGATGAATTTCCTTAAAGAATTAAACGAAGCAAGACTGCTATACAGCGAAGCCGACTTGAGAATAAGTTATAAAGAAACTTGCGAGAACTTGTACCTTATGTTGTTGGCCATAGAGTTTATGGCGCATTGTAAACAAACTAAAAGTATTGTACAAAAGTACGCACAACAAACAACGCAATGGTATCCATATAATCAGTTTAGAACTAGCGGCACCGACTTACATAATTTTATATCGTTTGTAACAGCAGAACCCGCCCGTATAGACAAGCTGTACGGTCCTAGCGGACGAGCAGATCGTGAGCGCACACAGCTTCCGCTTATGGCATTAAATGGGTACTTAACTAGCATTACTAACCCAGGTAATAGGGACATATACTTCTTAATGCGTGTAGAACAAGCATTGAGTATTAACAGTAGCATGAGTAAAGATATACGTAGAATGCTAGCCTATCACAACCCTACAGATACTGACATGGCACAGCTAGCCAGCAGAATACTTAACGAGTTTAGGAATCGCATGCCTAACTTTGATTTACTGCCTGAAATGAGCCAACATTTCGACAAAAAACTGACGTTTGACAAGTAATTTCTTAGCCAAAGCTAAATATATTACAAGCTCACAGAGTGTGAGTAAAAGCATACAGGAGAATATTATGCCAAATACAATTGATACATACGTAGCCGCTAATTATCGTCGTGCATTCGCACCATTCACACGTTTTAATACACGTAAATTAGCGTTCTTCCAAATTTCTTGCTACGGTCTAAGCGACGGTACATTAACAGACGAAGAACTAAGCGATCAGGCTAATCCATATTTCGAGCCAACAGCCGAAATCGAATATACACACAATGGTTATTTCATGAGAGCTATTCAAGGCGTTGAAACAAGAGCAGAAATCCACGGTGTATTCCGTCCAGGCGATGGTCGTGGTGACAGCGATGGCAACAGCTTTATTGTTATGGTTGCTATTGACACAGCTAACGTTGGTTCTACAAACGAGCCATTAAATGATGACGGCAATCCAGCAAACTACAATGATAATTCTACAAGCATTGCTGAAGCTGTTTCTGACGCTTTAGACGGCGAATACGTAGAAGTATATCAAATGCGTATTCGTGGTGGCGACTTCCGTTACACAGACTTAAACGGTTTAGAAGTAACAGACAAGGCACAAGCTAAAGTTGCTTCAGCTGGCCGTCGTCCTTAATTTTTAATTAAGTCAAATTAGGGCTCTTAGAGCCCTTTTTTGTTGGCCAGCATAAATACATTACAAGTTCACAGAGTGTGAACAAGCATATAGGAGAATATTATGCCAAGTACAATCGGATATACAGGTTACAATGGTCTAGGCGGACCAACAGCTAACTATTTAAAAGCCAAGCCAAGCACACGTTTCGCAACACGTGACTTAGCTTTCTTAGTTATTGACACAGATGTTACTAGCTATTTTGACAATTATTTAGATTCTGACAGCAACTTTGCTTTAGTTGTTCGTACAGTTCAGTTACAAGCTGAAATTTACGCAGTTGGTACACCACAAAATGGCGTAGTTACTATTGTAGTAGCTATCGATACAGCTAACGACGGCGACAATACTAGCGAAACAGCCGGAAACCCAGATCAAGAAAACGGTATGGCTAGAAGAATTAGCAATATTTTAAGCACCGCTGGCGTCCCAGTTGACTCAGTAGTATTTAAAAAGCTAGTCGGTGGTGGTCTAAGCTATCAAGACATTACTGTTTGGTCTACAGACGGTAGCACAGCAGGTTAATTTCCACTCGGGATGGGAAGACTAAGCCCGCTTCGGCGGGCTTTTTTACCTCTCCAATTTAATAAATATTGTATAAGATAAAAGGAGGCTACTATGCCATCAACATATGATCAAGTAGTTGGATACGACGCAGGCGGTAATCCAGTTACACTAGGCGATAACAATCGCAGAACACGCCCAACAACTAAAATGGGCACACGACAACTTGTACGCATTACTGTATATACAGATGCAGACACAGCAACAGATTACACCGCACCAAACAGTTTATATACACAATTAGTGCGAGCACTACAACAGCAAGTTGAACTATACGCTGTTTACCCACCTGGTGAAGCATTCTATACTTGTTTCGGAGAGTACGCTTTTGCTGTAGATATCTCTTGGGACACAGCAAACGCACTATGGAACGCCGATCCAGGTTCTGTAATTTCAGACAATCAGGATCCTGCTGATTGGAACTGGCAATTCCAAATGAATATTCCAAATAACACTAACCTTTTAATAGATTTAATCGGTGATGCGTTAAACGCTGCAGGTGCGAGTGGTGATTATTGGGTAACAACAGGTTATCATTATGCTGACATGGTATTCCCAATTGACTTTACTCCAGAGGGTGGCCCTCCACAATTAGATGGCCGTGCTCCAAGGGCTGGACGTGAGTTTATGGCTAACCCAGGCGATACACTAGAGCAACGTAAAGCAAAACGTGCCGCATGGATTGCTTCGATGAGAGGTTAATACAACCTAACACCACAAAGCCTCGTTTAATACGAGGCTTTTTTACGACTATTAAATATGTGATGAATTACAAACTATACACATTAGTTGACATAACACGAACAGGACAATACAGAGCTGAGCCGGGCAAGGAAGAAGCTAGGTATAGAGAACAGAACTTTAACACAGTTATCCAAACACTAGGCTTACGATCCAATATAGAATTTGCCAACAATCCACAGAAGTTGGAAGTTAGAGGAAAAGTAGTAGGTTTCGACACAGACGAATTAATACACGTTTGGCGTTTTGATTGGGAAACTGAACAAGACTTGTATAGCAAGGACGGCGATCCTGTAGCATACCTTAAAGATGACTTCCACCTTGTTCCTTATATTAGTGGATTGGGCGAAACTATGGAGCAACAGTACGCAGTTTTTAACTGCCATGACCCAGGCAAGAATATTGTTTTCGTTTTGAAGGACTAAATATTACACTAGGCTCAAATTAGGCAATTAATCATACACTGGGAAACGTGCCCAGACACATTAATTTAATCGAGGAACAGCCTGGAAATGGCCACAAAATTAGCACAGTCACAATTGGCAGAACTACCCGAGCGTGTGGGTATTTTAGAAACTAAAGTAGAAAACATTAATGAAAAAGTCGGAGAAGTTAAAGCCGACATAAAAGAAATGCACGACTGCTTAGACCGCACACGAGACGGTGTTATGGCAAAGCTAGATTGTATGACAGACGAATATCGTACTAATGCTGCCAAGTATTACGAACACGCTGACAAACTAAACGATCAACAGTCTGCCCAGCATAAAGAACTAGCTGGAAAAATTAGTGAGTTAGAAAAGTTTAAAAACAAAGGCACTATGTATATAATGATACTGTTAGCATTTGGCGCAGGTACAGGCTGGTTAGGGCATTTAGATATTGCTAAGATTCTAAAGTTCGTTGGCCTATAAAGAATAATGAACGATGTTACTAAGAGAATTTACACAGCAAGAAGGCATAGTCGATGCAGCGGTACAGTTTCACAAGGAACTAAACCCTAAGCTGTGGCACGGTAACGTCTTAAAACCTAAAGTAAGATACAAGCTATTACAAATAGCTAAACATTTTGTAGAATTCATTGGTATCCCAGAGTTACGATTAAAGGATATCACAATCTCAGGCTCAAACGCAGCCTACAGTTATACTCCCCACAGCGATATAGATTTACATTTGGTTGTTAACATTCCGCCAGACAGCGCTATGTTACTCAAACCTTTGTACGATGCTAAAAAGAATCAGTATAATTACATACACGATATCAAAATTAGAAACATAGATGTTGAAGTGTACGTACAGGATGAAGAACAAGATCATCACAGTTTGGGCATTTACAGCGTACTAAACAACAAGTGGGTTGAAGAGCCTACAATGGGCACTATCAAAATCAGCGATAGCGATGTTAAAGATAAAGTAGAAAATTACTTAAATAAAATAATGCAAGCGTTGACTGATGACGATATCAACAACGTGTTAGAAGTACAACAAGAGATAAGCAGATTAAGGAAAGCTGGACTTGAGCAAGGCGGCGAGTTTAGCGTAGAGAATGTAGCGTTTAAAGTGCTAAGAGCTAAAGGCTTTCTTGGCAAACTTAAACAACACATTGTAAATTTACAAGACAGATTATTAAGCCTGGAGACTTTAAACATGAAACGTAATGAAATTATTGGCGAGCACAAGAAAGGTCGCAGGGCTATGATTTATAACAAAAAGCCTAAGACTGTTGCTGAGCCTCCAAAGCCTCGCAATCCAGTAGCTAAAAACGCTGGTGCGGCAATCGGTGGCGGTGCCGCAGGAGCACATAAAGATAAAAAGAAAGCAGCCAAGCAAGGTGATGTAAAGCATAAAGGTCAAATGGATATGGCAGAAGGTTATGGACGTTATGGTCGTCGTGATGCGTACCAACGTGATTACGATAACAGTATAAGCGGTATGGGACGTCATCGCAGAGAAATAGACGATGAAGCTAACTTACTGTACATCTATCGTGATGGCAGAGTTAAACAACGTATGGTTTCAAATTACGAAGAACGCTCCGCAAGAGCAGAAGGTTTTAGAGATAGCATCGAACAAGCACTAAGACTACACAATATTATTCGTAGCAAATTTGATCCTAAGAAGTGGGTACAAAAACACGGAACAAAGTGGATCGAAGTTCATCCTTTTGGCAAACCTGAAGATAAAAAGCCAGAAGGCACAAACGAAGATGTAGCACAGAATTTAACTGTAGCTAAAGACGATGATAAGAGTACACAGTTAATTGACAAAGACACTGGCGTAACACAAACTATCGATAAGACAAATCCAAAAGCACCTCGTCTAACACAAGATGCTACAGGTAAATTAATTCTAACAGCACCAGGTGGCCAAGCCACTGGCACAGAAGAAAAGCCTAACTTTGTAGGTAAAACTGTAACTACTATTCCTACAGAAGCAACGCATAACGTAGCCGCTTCGCCATCACATCACGGTGGTGAAGAATCTAGTGTAAACACTAAAAGCGTACACGAAGATAATGATATCTTAGCATTGATTAGGAACATGAGATGAATATAAACGAGCTTGTAGGCGACTTTAATATTTGGACAAACAACGAAGAACGTGCTTTGCTTCAAAAGCTAGCCAATGCCACATACTTGGATAGCTTTAACGAGCACGATCAATTCATAATCGAGACACTGATACGCAAAAGTCTGGTAATTAAGATTGGAGATGAAAATCCTAGAGTAATTGCCAATGAATATTAAAAAACAAGCAGAACGCTTAGAAACTTATTTAGAAGAAGAGCTCAAGAGGGAATTGCCCATAGCAATATTACCCGATGGGACCATAGGCTATAAGAATTTTAAAATTAAAAAGAGCAAAAAGGGTGATTGGATTTTACGTCGCATAAACGGTTTTAATATAGATAAATTCGGACTCAAAGCGTGTGCTTTGATAGCCGCAAAGTATTATAGCTGTAATGCCCTAGTAGCTTATAATGAAATTAAGTTGTTAGACGATAAGTATCAACGTAATGCTATAGATTCTGACATTTTTAAGGGTCTGTATGAAAAATCCAAGGATCCTGAGCGCAAAGATTTGTACTATTGGCGCTGGGAAATTACAAACAACAGGGCTAAACTTGCGAAGGAAGAGATTGTACGTAAGTTTAAGACCGTATTCTGATAAATAAAAATAACAGTCTTTAGGGATGCCGAATATGCAAATTAGAGAATTATCAAAAAAATTAAGTAGCACAAAGCTAAACGAAAGCCTAGCAAAGGACTTTGGTATTAGACTTGATGTTGACAGAATGACTAATCGCGAACTTACTGCGGTTCGTTTAAAGTTAGCTGAAAAGATTCAGAACTTTGAAAAAACTAGCAGTTTTGACAGCGTTTTAGAAAATCGCGACTATCAAAAGAATCGTGCTTTACTATCAGTTGTACGCCAAGCAATCGCAGAGCGCACACTAAGCGAACAAGAATCAACACTTAAGAGAAACTTCTTAAGAACAATGAAAGGCTCACTAGATGAGTTCCATAAGCGTTACGGCGAACGTGCTGTACAAGTTATGGAAACAACAGCTACTAAAATGGCCAAGAAGAAAGACCTAAAAGAAGCACTAAAAGTATTAGAAGGCGTATTAAGTGAGCGCACACTTAACGAAGGCGAAGAAGAAAAAGCAGCTCTAATTATGAGTGCTCGCGACATGGTCGACCGTGTTACTGGTTGGTTGGAAGACGTAGCCAGCATGAAGAGCGAGTCTATGCTAGAATTAGAGGACTCTATAAGAGACGAGATGGGCAACGATGTAGCACAACAATACAGCACAACAGTTAAGCCAGCTCTAGAAGAATTATATACAAGTTTAGAACAACATCGCGCAACACTTACACAAGCTGTAGGTATCTTAACAGGCGAAGAAATTGGTGGCGCACCAGCAGGTGGAATGCCAGCACCAGCAGGCGGTGAAATGCCAGCTACTATGGGTGCTCCAGATGCTGAGACAGGCGATGAGTTTGGTGCAGCAGAGGCAGCTACAGGCGGTATGGAAGCCGCAGGTCGTATGAAGCGTGAAAGCGTTGAATACAGCCGCAAGTTAGGCACAATACTTAGTTCAAAAAAAAAATAAATGAAGATGCGGATTTACTAATCCGCGTTCTTTCTAACCTTAAGGGTCGCGCAGATAGCAAAGGTGTAACAGCACAATTAGCTTGGCCGGCCCTTTCCAATATGATGCAAAATACAACAGGCCAGGAAGTTGATTACGACTCATTTAAGGCTCAGTTTGATTCTAATCCACAAATGAAAGAATTGGTTGATAACTTTGATGAAAACGGTATTGTATTAAAAACTAAGGCAAAGAAAGAAGAAACAGGCGGTGTAGGCGATAAAGCTAAAGCCAAAAATGCTGTAGTATCTAGCGCCAAACGTGCCGCATCCAAGATGATAGGTTGACAGTACGTTAAAAGTGTTATATAATACACTATGGCACTTTTAATTTCAAAATACACATATTCAAAACTAACTAGGGACGAGTCTACAGGTAAGCGTTTATATGCTACACCTGATGGGCATAAAGTCCCTAGTGTCACGACAATCCTTGATAAAACTAAACCTGCTGAAGCACGCCAAGCGTTAGCCAACTGGAAAAAAGCAGTAGGCGAAAAGAAGGCACAGGAAATTGTTACAGAGGCAGCTGGGCGAGGCACCAGAATGCACAAGTTTCTTGAAGATTATATCAAGGGCGAAACACTTAACGAAAACATCACTAACCCTTACGCACAACAAAGCCTTAAGATGGCTAAAATTGTAATCGACAAGGGCATGTCTAATGTAAACGAAGTATGGGGCAGTGAAGTACCTTTGTACTTTCCAGAACTATATGCGGGTACTACAGACTGTGTGGGCATTCACAACGGCGACGAGTCTATCCTAGACTTTAAACAAACTAACAAGCCTAAGAAACTAGAGTATATTACTGATTACTTCTTACAGTTAACAGCTTATGCTTTAGCACACAACGAAATACACGGAACAAACATCCGCAAGGGTGTTATTCTAATGTGTAGCAAAGACTATGAATATCAGGAATTTATCCTAGAACCTAAAGACTTTGACTACTGGACAGAAGAATGGTGTAAAAGGGTATCGGAATACTATCGTCTAAACAGCTAAATATCGTATAACGAGGATATTTCATGGCTGTCGTACAGATTAGTAAAATTCAGCTACGTCGTGGACGTAAGAACTCTGGTACAGGACTACCACAATTAGCCAGCGGCGAAATGGCATGGGCCATTGATACCCAAGAGCTATACATTGGTAATGGTGCTGTGAGTGAAGGGGCGCCTGCCGTAGGCAACACAAAGATTCTAACAGAACACGATAACATTCTTGATTTGTTAGAGCAGTATACATATCGTCCAGACGAAATAGAAACTGGTACTTCCAGAACACTACAACAGCGTTTAGACGAAGGTACAGTAAATGCCAAGAGCTTTGGCGTTGAAGCTGATGTTGATGGCGATCAAACAGATAAGATACAAGCGGCTATTTACAACTTGTATCTAGCAGGTACAGCTAATGATCGTGTAGCACTAGAATTCGACCCAGGTACATATAAAATCACAGGTACATTGTACATTCCTGGATATGTAAGATTAATTGGCTCAGGCATTGATAATACTACATTTAACTTTGTTAAAGGTGGCATCAACTCTGGAACAACTTTAACATTAGACGGCACAAGCGTTACAACAGCAGGAACTTATACTAATCTAACTACAACTACATTATCTGGTACTGGTACTGGTTGTGTAGTAACTGTAGCAAAAACAGGAACAGGCACTACCTACATTGGTAGTGGCGTAAGCAAAAACGTAACAATCACTATCGTTAATCCTGGATCTGGATATGCCAGCGGAGATCAAATTAAAGTATCAGGAAGTGACTTAGGCGGAAACTCTGCTAATGATTTAACTATCACTTTGTCATCTACAGCAGTTAACCCTACGTTCGATACAGATAAAGTTTTTGAATTTGTTAACAGCTCTAGCACAATTACACACCGTAATGTTCAAACAACTAGTTACTGCCAGCCTGCTAAGAACATTTTGTTTAGAGACTTTACAGTAAAAACTAACAACAATACAACTACAGCATTTGATTTAGTAGATGTAATCGATAGTGAATTTACAAACGTCAAAGCAAAAGGTACTTGGGCATCAGGACTTCCAACAGATAGCTCAGCATTAAAGATGACTTCTACGTACACTGGTACTGATACTATAGCAGACAGTGGTAATAGTTATTGCCAACGAAATAGATTCCGTAATTTTAGAACTGAAGGTTTTAGTTACGGTGTGTACTCAATCACTAAAGTTATTCATAATGAGTTTGATGCCTGTGTATTCAAGACAGGATACGAAGGCATTCGATTTGGTGATAGTGGTGTTGTTGGTAGTTTAGGTCCTAGAAGAAACGTAATCAGCAACAGTTTGTTTGACCACATAAACAGATACGGTATCATTGTTGACGTCGGTTATGGTAACCGCAGTAATGGAAACACATTTGTAACAGTTGGTACAGATGGCGGTAGCACACCTGTATGCGGACAAATTAAATTTACTACTCCTAATAACAGTAGTGTACAAGATTACTTTGACAGAACAGATTACTTACAATCTGCTAACTTTGGCGTAGCTTACTATCCAGAAGTAGAAGGTACCGGCGGCTTTACTGACTTTGCTCCACGCACTATTGGTTTGCCATACCGTACTATCCCTACGCAAGCATTGAAGATTCCATTACAGAATACAACAAGTGTTGACATTGACTATGTATTCCAAAGCACAACATACGCACAAATGCGTAAAGGCACTATAAGCATAGCAATTGATAAAAACAACACTAACTTACAATTAGTAGACGACTATGAATATGTTGGAGCCGCAGGCCAAGACACTAACATTACCTTTACAGGTTCAATCGTTACTAATGCTGGCCAGAGCTCCGTTATAGTTTACTATACTAATAGCTCTGCTGGAGACCTTGACAATACATTCACATACACAATCAAAACGCTTTATTGATGTATAGCACGACCGAACGTAAAATCGAGCAACTATTAAATGATTGGTACGAGTTCAGACAGCAACTCGAAAAGTCATCGGACCCATACGATGATGTCCATCAGTACTTTCAAAAAGTACCCCACGTAAAAGTTTACACGGACCCATACGACCAAACCACTTGGCCGACAGCCTGGGAACTTATCACCGAAAACGAATACTGCCAATTCAATATTGTCTTGGCTGTATGTTATACACTTCAACTGATTGATAAATTTAAAGATACACCAGCAACGGTAAAAATATCGATAGACAATTCTAATAAAGTAGTATATTATTTGTTATTCATCGATGATAAGGTTTACGGGTACGATCCGGATGGCTGGATTCCAGCAGTAGACCTACCAAAAACCCTAAGTAATATAAAGATTTACATGATGCCTCCACTTCACTAAATAAGTTTTCCGCAAACTTCAAAAGTAAAGTAGAGAATAAAAATATGACGAACATAACAGTAATTAAAAGATCAGGACAGAAAGAGCCACTACTGATTGAAAAGTGGCAGACACAGATAGCAAAAGTTTGTAGCGGAATAGCTGACGTAAGTCAATCAATGATTGAAATTAAAAGCCAACCTCACTTCTACGATGGTATTACAACCAAAGAGATTGATGAAGTGACACTAAGGGCTATCGTTGATTTGATTGACGTAGAATCGAATCCAGATGTGTGCCACACTAATTATCAGTACGTGGCAGGCAAACAACGTTTGAGCATGTTACGCAAAGACGTTTACGGCTCATACGAAGTTCCACACATTTATCAAATAGTTAAAAAGAATATCGAAGTTGGGCTATACACGCCTGAACTATTAGATTGGTATTCGGAAGACGACTGGAACAAAATGAACGACATGCTCGACCATGAAAAGGATGAGCAGTACAGTTATGCGGCTATTGAGCAACTAATTGAAAAATACCTAGTACGCAATCGTGCTACAAAAGAGATTTACGAAACACCACAAATAAGATACATGATTGCCGCGGCAACTGTATTTCACAAAGAAGAGCCTAATACAGCTCGTATGCGTTACATTAAGGAGTATTATAATGCGGCCTCCGATGGACTTTTTACTCTTGCTACTCCTGTGCTCGCTGGCTTGGGCACTCCTACTAAGCAATTCAGTTCCTGCGTTCTTATTAGGTCTGATGACGATTTGGATAGCATATTCGCTAGCGGAGAAATGATGGCCAAGTATGCCAGCAAACGAGCAGGCATTGGTTTAGAGATCGGCCGACTACGTCCATTGGGTAGTCCCATCCGTGGCGGTGAGATTATGCACACAGGTATGATACCATTCCTGAAAAAATGGTTCGGTGATTTAAGGAGTTGTTCACAAGGTGGAATCCGTAATGCTAGTGCTACTGTCTTTTATCCTATTTGGCACCATCAGTTTGATGATCTCATTGTTCTCAAGAATAATCAAGGAACAGAAGAAACCCGTGTTAGACACATGGACTATGGAGTCGTGTTGTCCGCGTTCTTCTGGAGACGATTTAAAAACAAAGAAGACATAACCTTCTTTGATCCTAATGAAGTACCAGACTTGTATGAAGCATTTTATAGTAATACAGAACGTTTTGAAGAACTGTATGTTAAGTATGAAAAGCAAAAGGGCTTGCGTAAGAAGACAATGTCAGCTGAGGAAGTTTTTAAAAGCGGTATCCTCAAAGAACGAACTGACACTGGACGTATATATCTAGTGTTCATTGACAACGTAATGAACCAAGGCCCGTTTGACACAGAGTATCACACTATCTATCAAAGTAACTTGTGTTGTGAGATTTTGTTACCAACTAAGCCGTTCAAGCGTTTAGATGACGATGCTGGTCGTATTGCTCTTTGTACATTAGGTAGTATTAACTGGGGTGCTTTCCGTAACCCAGAAGACATGCGTCGTGCTTGCCGCATTTTACAGCGTAGTCTATGTAACATACTTGATTACCAAGACTTCCTAAGCATACAAAGTAAACTAAGCAACGATGAGATCCAGCCGTTAGGTATTGGTGTTACTAACTTAGCATACTGGCATGCCAAGCGAGGAATAAGATATGGTGATAAAGATGCTTTATCAGAAGTTAAAAGCTGGATGGAACATCAAGCGTTTTATCTTACAGAAGCAACAGTTGAGTTGGCCAAGGAACGAGGTAAGTGCAAAGACTCTGACAAAACTTGGTATGGTAAAGGAGTTTTCCCCTGGGAAAGAAGATCGAAAGGATCTAATGATTTAGCAGACTTTACTCCAGAGTTAGATTGGGAACCATTGCGCGAACAAATGAAACAGTATGGAGTTAGAAATGCTACACTTATGGCCATTGCTCCTGTTGAAAGCTCTAGTGTTGTTATTAACAGCACTAATGGTATCGAAATGCCTATGTCGCTTATTTCAACTAAGGAAAGCAAAGCAGGTTCCTTTACACAAGTTGTCCCTGACTATCATAAGTTAAAGAACAAGTATCAGCTTATGTGGGAACAAAAAGACTGTGCTGGTTATTTAAGAACTGCGGCAGTATTAGCGGCATACGTGGATCAAAGTATTAGTACTAATACATTCTACAATCCAGCGCACTTTGCGGATCGTAAAGTACCAACTACATTAATTGCTAAGAATTTAATGCAAGCCCACATGTGGGGATTGAAAACATTCTATTACAGTTTGATTAATAAGCAAGGCGCTAAGGCACCGGTTGAAGCCATTGCCGAATCATATGTTAACGGACACAATACACGTTTCAATGGACATGAAATTGAAATGGAACTGTTTGACGACGATTGTGAAGCATGTAAACTATGACACCAAATAGAGTAGCAATTAATAAATTGCTTAGTATGTATGGCGCTAGTATAGATGTCGACATTGACGAAAAAGATGAAGAGATGATCTTACTAGCATTAAGTAAAAATGTACACGCTGTCTTTGTAGATGGCGAAGGCGCATTATGTATAGATTTTGAAGACTATGAGTAAAGAACAATATAACTTAAACACACAGACAAACTATCTTCAGCGTAAGATGTTCTTGGACCCAGCAGGTCCTGTTACTATCCAACGTTTTGAAGAAGTAAAATATAACAAGGTTGTCGATTTTGAAAAGACAGCCCGCGGCTTCTTTTGGGTACCTGAAGAAGTTAGTCTTACAAAAGACGCACAAGATTTTAAAGATGCTAGCGATGCTGTGAAACATATCTTCACCAGTAATCTACTTCGACAAACAGCATTAGATAGCTTACAAGGCCGTGGCCCAAGTCAAGTGTTCGCCCCTGTTGTTAGTTTGCCAGAACTAGAAGCACTGATCTACAACTGGACATTCTTTGAAACTAACATCCATAGCCGTAGTTACAGCCACATCATTCGTAACATTTACAATGTACCTAAAGAAGTATTCAACACTATCCACGATACAAAAGAAATTGTAGACATGGCTTCGAGTGTTGGTAATTACTATGACAAATTACACGTTGCTAACTGTAATGTAGAAGCTGGACTTTATGTTGAAGAAGAATATCGAATCAAAGCAATTTGGCTAGCACTACATGCCAGCTATGCGCTAGAAGCATTCCGCTTTATGGTAAGTTTTGCTACAAGTTTAGCAATGGTTGAGAACAAAATCTTTATCGGTAATGGTAATATTATCAGTTTGATTCTACAAGACGAGTTACTACACAAAGGCTGGACAGCTTTCTTAATTAACCAAGTAGTTAAAGAAGATCAACGATTCGCTCACGTGGCACAACAATGCCAAGAAGAAGTATTACAGATTTACAAGGATGTTATCCGTGAAGAAAAGGCATGGGCAGATTACCTGTTCATGAAAGGTCCTGTTATCGGACTAAACGCAAACATTCTAAAAGACTTTGTAGACTATACAGCAGTTGGCGCATTGAAGGATATTGGTATTAAGTATTGGAACCCTGCTCCTAAAACTACACCTATTCCTTGGTTCAACAAGCATAGTGATACAAGTAAAAAACAAAGTGCGTTACAAGAAACTGAATCAACAAGTTATGTTATCGGTGTAATGAGTGACGCTATCGATTATGAAACTCTTCCAAATATTTAAAGGATAAAAAATGAAAAAGAGAAACTACACACAAGACACAGTAAGAAAACTACAAGGTACTTTACAAATTGAACACACAATAGCAAAGCGAGGAGCATTCAAGCTACGTGAATTGCTAGCTAATGAACCATATATCAATACACTCGGTGCTTACAACGGACAAATGGCAGTACAACATGCCAAAGCAGGATTGAAAGCAATTTACTTGTCAGGCTGGCAAGTAGCGGCAGCTAATAATACTAGCAACACAACATACCCAGACCAATCATTGTATCCTGTTGATAGTGTACCTAAAGTTGTTAAAGGTATTAACAACGCATTTCGTCGTGCTGACCAAATTGATTATAGTGAAGGTAAGACTGACACTGATTACTTTTTGCCTATCGTAGCTGATGCTGAAGCAGGCTTTGGTGGTGCGCTAAACGCATACGAATTAATGGCGGCTATGATTGAAGCTGGCGCCGCAGGCGTACACTTTGAAGATCAACTAGCAAGTGAAAAGAAATGCGGACACTTAGGTGGTAAAGTACTTGTTCCAACAAGTCAAATGATACGCACATTAAATGCCGCACGTTTAGCCGCAGACGTAGCAGGTGTCGATACAGTTATTATGGCACGTACTGACGCAGAGTCAGCAACATTGATTACTAGTGACCATGATCCGTTGGACAAGGATTTTATTATTAATGAACGCACTGAAGAAGGTTTTTACAAATTTAAAAATGGCATTGATGCTTGTATTGGGCGAGGTCTTGCTTATGCCCCTTACGCTGATCTCTTATGGTTCGAAACTAGCACACCTGATATCGCACAAGCTAAAAAGTTTGCCGATGCTATACACGCTAAGTTTCCGGACCAAATGCTTGCTTATAATTGTAGTCCTAGTTTTAATTGGCGTAAGTTTTTAAGCGAAGATGAATGTGAAACATTCCAGCGCGAACTAGGTGAATTAGGTTATAAGTTCCAATTCATTACCTTAGCAGGATTCCATAGTGTTAACTTAGCTACATTTGAATTGGCAGAAGCATATCGTCAACGTGGCATGGCTGGTTATAGTGAAATGCAACAACGCGAGTTTGCCGCACAAGAGCGTGGATTCACAACAGTCAAGCATCAACGTGAAGTTGGTGTTGGATATTTTGATTTAATTAGCGAAGCTGTTGGCGCAACTTCAACAGTGGCCAACAAGACTAGCACAGAACACGATCAATTCTAAGGAGAGATATAATGAAAGCAATAGTATGGAGTAAAAACCATTGCCCTTATTGTGATCAAGCTAAAGCCTTGCTCAAGATGAAGGGTGTTGAATACGAAGAAAGAAATATTAATAACGGTTGGGACAGAGAAGATTTACTAGCCGCAGTTCCAAATGCTAGAACTGTACCACAGATATTTTTAGATGACGAATTAGTAGGAGGCTTTACTGAACTTAAAAAGCATTTCGAAAAGGAAC